AAGACCTGGTACAACAAAGACCACATTCTTACCATAGGTATCTATGATAGATTTAATCTTTGGTATTAGGGTTGTATCAAGTGCTGTTGCCATTACCCTCTTTCCATAACTATTGTTCCTTGGTTTCTAAGCATTCCACGAAGTAGGGTTGTTACCTTTCGGTATGTCTTTATTTGGGACTTCCCGCCCTCATACTTCGTTGTTGAGGCTACTGACCCAACACTTACGCTTTCTTCTGAAATTATCCCCGTATTTACCAAGTCTGCCAATAAATCTTCTGATAAAGCCAAAACCGCCGCTTCACAGCAAGCCTGTTCTAAATTTGTAGGTACATCATCATTACCAACAGCAAAGCCATCAATATCTATAATGTCTGTGCGAGGAAAAGCAAGTGCTTGTTCCTTATACACCCTTCTACCTATCCAAATTCCGTTATACCTTCTATCTAAATAGGCAGTGGCGTTTCTTATAGCCGCCTCTTTATCTGAAGTTGTTACAGCAGAATCGTTCCAAGCCGTTGAGCCTTGACGATTCGTGAAATAAGTGTTTGCAAAATCTACTGAAACATAGGCTTCCGCATCACTTTTACCTGAGCCATCTTCAACAACAAGAGCCATTTAGTTAATCCTCATTATCATCTTTTGGTTCTGATTTTTTAGAAAAAACCTTCTTTTTGATTGGTTGCGCTGCTTTTTTGTTTCCGCCAGGGACACGGTATCCCCTAGCCAAATATGATTCAAGTTCAGACTTTAAGATAGTAAGACGACCTGAGCCATTTGCAACATCCATTGTTTCTGGATTATCCATCGTCATTACCCCACTTCTTAGTAGTTTTCTTCTTGGTTGTCTTTTTAGGCGCAGGAGCAGGAGCAGGAGCAGGTTTACTACCTTCTACATAGTACCCTTTTGCTTCCCAGTTTTTTCTATCAGAAACATTGAAGGTTTTTTTCTTCCCTTCATTGTTTACCAATGTTATTGTTGGTACTCTTGAGTTATTCATTCCTATATTCCTTCTTTATTGATGTTACCCCGCCCCCAGTGAGGGCGGGGTATTATCAAATACTAACAATTAAGATTACGATGCAGATGTATAGACTTTACAAGCATATTCAGGACGAACACATTTTGTACCATAAAGAATATCAAATTCCCAAGTGGTTTGTTTGTATTGTCGTTGAACTTCAAGTCGTAATGAAAGACCAGAAACAGGGTCAGTCATTGACAGCATGTTGCTACCCATTGCTAGGTCGCTTGCTGAAGCCATCAAAGGACGAGTTGCAAGAGCAAACGCATCACGGTGGAACGCAAGACCTACACGACCTGTATCACTAGCAGTATTTGGATGCCAAGTAATAGCAGCAGCACCTGCGGCAGTAACCGCAACTTTTAATGCAGGACTAATTGATATGGTTACATCACCTGCGATTAAAGAGGCATCAGCAGTCGCAGCATAATAGGTGCTATCACCTGCAATAGTGAACGAGTCACCTGCTTTTATGCTTTCAGACGCATCGTGAGTAATGCTTAATGTTCGACTTCCAATAGCAGTGTCCGCTGCACATTCTGAAGTCCCATCTATTGCCGTACCACCAGTGTGAAGAGGACAATCATCGTCTGCCCACCAGTTGAATCCGTACTTACGACCTATATCGCCTTCTCGTCTAGCCAGACCACCATCCGCATTTGTATTAGCGGCAGAGAAGTCTGATGTACCTAGAAGCGTTGCTTCGGCTTCGTGGTTTATTACAAAAGCACGATTGTCATTAGGACAGCCACCCATGTTGAGCAATTTTCGTGCTTCCGTGATACCCGCTACACCAAAAGCAGCCGCATCTTCGTTAGCAAGATTACCAACATCTGTATATGTAGCAAAGATGTCTTGGTTCACTTGATTTGCAATACCACGAACTGCTTCTGAAACTTGCATTGGCATGAAATCACGATTTCTGTCAACTTCAGTAAGTTCTTTGTCAGTGAGGTGGAAAGGAGTATTTTTGTACCACTTGTCCAATGAAATTTGTACGAGGTCAGGAGTTGCGCCACCAGGAGCCTCAAAAGTGTTGCTTGGTGTAACTTCGGCAACTGCGATAGCCGTACTGATTGGCACATCAATTGTTGTGCCTTTTTGAGCGGCTTCATTCCCATAGTCCATATTTACTAGACGGGGTAGAACGCATCGCTCACGAAGAGCCAATAGACCTTTTGCAAGAATCTTCGGCATGATGTTAGAAAGTGTATTTGCAGCCATTGGGCTTTCCTTTACTTTTTTCTATAATGTGAAACTAAAGAACAAACCCACTACAAAGGAGTTTGTAAAATTGTGTTCCGCATCATCCCGACACGGTGGCATCTCGCCGAAGTAAGGACACTTAATCGTTTGTAACTATTGAGTCGCCTGAAGCGATTGCCTCAATGTTACTATTAAGTGACTCTTGGTCAAACCGACTAATACTTCGGCGACCTGCGCTTCCTGAACTGGAAGCATTATTTGTGTTCGTAGCCCCACTTCCTGTGGAACCTGAACCTTTAAATGCACGAGCAAATGCGTCACTCGTCTTCATTTCTTCTACTAACTGAGATATTGTCATAGGCGAACCTTGTGCATCCCCAATACGAGGATTACCACTACTATCGACCACTTCTGCAATGAAAGAGCCATTTTCTGTTCTTCTCATCCTAGTTTGGCTCATTACATGCGGTAATAGCAAATCAACAGAGCCTTCGTTCTCTGCGAGGGCTTTTGTGGCGGAAGAAGTAATGAGGTTTTGCTCTAATTGACTAACAAGAGACTTATTTTCATCTGTCATTGTCACTAAAGCAGCCTGATGTTGCTTGATTAACTGTGCTTCTCTAACCTTTATTGCCTCTGCAACTTTTGCATCTGGGTCAAAATTTGCATATTCTTCAATTTTTTCTAGTGCTTCTCTTGCCTGTGTAGCATCTAAACCTTCAAATTGTTTAAGTGCTTTACTTGCGGTTTGAGCATTTGCTCGTTCTTTTCCTAGAGCCGATTTAAGGGCAGTTGTGTTTTCCAACTCGTACCCATTTGCTCCTGTTACATTCAATAGAAATGAGCCATCCTCTTGCTCATTGTAAAATGCTGCAACGGATTCGTCTAATCCCTCGGTTGTGCTTATGTGTGCTTGTAATTCTGTCATACTGTCAGTTCTCCTGTTTTTCGGGCTTCTCGCCCATGCAATGTAGTAGTTCTATTTACTTCTTCGGCAATAACATTCTTGCTTCCGCACTATTCTATCATTTTATCATTTCTTTTGCAATGCGTAGTGGACACACGGCGGGCAGGAGGATACCCACCGTGCGCCCCATGCAGACCCAACCCAGGGCAGCAAGAACTTCTACACAAATGACATCGGCGAAATAAGAACGACACAAACCCACTATCACTCTGTAATTAGTTTTTGCTTTTAACAAGCATCTCAATAAATGTGGTGTTTTTAGGTGCGTAATCAATTCTTACTCTTTCACAACAATGTCCGATTAGTAATACAAGGCAATACACTTTTATGAAAACCCATAAAACGGCGAAAATTGTGTGTATCTCTTGTACACATGCACCATTTACTCCTGCAAAAACAGAGGAGTGGATTCTTTCCACACTGTCTAACATAGATGGAATAACACACTTTGGGCATTTGGGCGACCTTTTTGAATCCACTGTAGCCTCGGTGCATCCTTCGGATGACACTGATACACATACATTGGAAGATGAATATGAACATGCCCATAACCTTTTGTCGGCAATACGAGGAACATTGAATCCCGACTGTGAACTTTGGATAAACAAGGGAAATCACGATGCCAATATCGAAGCCCGTGACCCCCGTAGAGTGCCATCACGACTTAGGAGTTTAGTGCATTGGAATATGCACCCCACTTTTAGAGAAGAGTTTAAGAGGTGGGAGTGGCTTCCTTATGAAAAATCTCAAAGAAGCATAAAGAGTATTGGTCAGTGTTGTTTCTACCACGGATTTGATGCAGGACTTGCAAGTGATGAACTTGAGGGCTTGCAAATGTTGAACTGTATGCCTGAACCACAACAACAAACATTTAGGCTAATGGTTCGTGGACATACACATAGACCTGTGCCTCCAACTCAAATGTTTCGTACAAGAAAAGTTCCACTTCCGTTTTGGTATGCTAATGTAGGTACATGCGGTCCTCTCAAACCAGACTATATGATTCGTAAAGACTCTAGCCAGTGGGGGTCAGCAATACTTGTAGTGGAATGCCGAATAGACCGCCCATCCCGTCTTGTAGGTAAATGTTGGGATGCGGAACTAATTAGGATGCCTAAATAATGCGTGTTGAGATACGAGGTAAGAGGTGGAGTCTGGAGGTAGTAGATTACCTGCAAGACGGTAGTTGTGGAAGCATAGACCCCCCTGACACTCCGAAAAAGCGTATTCTTATAGCCAGTAACCAGACCCCCATAGACCAACTTGATACTGTGTTGCACGAGTGTCTTCACGCCGCATTTCCCGATTTGGACGAGGAAGCCATAACCGAAAGCAGCACCGATATTACAAAAGTTTTGTTCCAATTAGGTTGTAGGGTTAATTTATAATGGCAAAACTACACTCACCTTCTTGGCAGACAACAACAGAAGGCATGTCTGAAGATGAAGTAGTAAAACTACTTCAAGATACCCCAACAAAAAGACTACTAAGTTCTTTAAGGGGATTTCCGCGCATCCTTATGGAAATAGCAAATAGTGACAAAGTAAAAGAACCCGATAAAGGGGATATGAAGTGGATGGCAGATAGGTTACGGGTAATTGTTGTGGCACTAGAACAGCAATGGGAAATTGAAACTAACGAGAAAGCATAAGGTCTTCTAACTTAACTAATTGGTCTAGTGTTAAGGGTCTATATTTGCTATCAATAAACTTATCCATAGGTACAACACCCCGTCTATATAATGCCGCCTTGCCTTTACCCATTACTTCATTTTGAAACTCTATTGGTTGTCTTCTAATCCACTGAGCATAAGTTACATTTGCAGGAACTAACCCATTCATTGATGCCCGTGTACCCACTGGGGCTTCCCTCAAGTTAATGCCTAATTCTTTCCAACTCCTAGTTACTGCAACCGTTGTTGAACGACATTGATGGTGCATTGGTGGTCTAGGTCCTTCATAGATTCCAAACACTTGACCATCTAATGTTCTACAAATATCCGTTGTTCTCCCATCAAGAACAGCAACATATTTAACTCCTTTTATTACATCGCTATTCTCAGCCCAAAGCATTTCTCTTGCTTGGGATGCTATATGGCTGATTGCAGTTCTAACTATTGCTGTTGTGTGTCGTCTTGTCGTGTGCAAAGCCCCATCAACAAAAGAAGTAGTCGATGTACCCATAACACGCCTAACAATTTTAGGCGTAGATTCACCAGTAGCAACACCAATGTTAATCTGACTTGAAATGGTCGCTTGTGCATTTCTCTCTAACCCCTTCCACCAATCTTTTAAAAACCTGCCCTCAAAAGGTTTGCTTGTCACAATAGAACGCAACATATTTGAACTAGGCAAAACAACTTCTGGAACTAAATGCAATACACCTGCTTGTTCAAGCGTATTACTTAACATAGCATGTTGGTATTGTGCTTCGTACACACCAATATCTGCAAGACGCTTTTTAACATCAGCACTAACGCTAGACATACCTGCACTAATAAGTTCATTTATGCCTTTTAGCATCTCTATGTAGCGTTTTGTTTTCCAAACATTACTATCATACCCTCTAGCAGTTATACGAGAAAGTCTTTTCTCTAAAGTAGCAGCAACATCAGGGAACACCTCATCGTTTAAAAACGCAACTATTGCGTTGGCTTCATGGGTCTTCAATCTTTCCATGTAAACAGCGTGTAGGATAGACGCATCATGCAATGCTTCATTTACTGAGCCAACAAGCCCTAATGCTTTTTGTCTCTCTGAAAAACCTACAAAATCAAGGTGAGGTGACATTACTCTCCGTCATCTAGGTCAGATTCTTTTTGGTTAGATACTTTTTGCTGACTTCCCTGACAACAATCACCCCCAACTTGTATCTGCCCACATAACGCACATTGTACATGACCGTGGCAAACAACTGGGCTAAATGGTCGCATACACCTATCACAAACAGGGGCAGTCTTTAAATTATTAGTATCAATGCTTGTCATCTAATTTGGTTTCCTCTTTTTCTTTCGTTTCATTCTCATCTTCGTCTGTGTCCTCGGTAGGTGGGAATGAAAGCAATCCGAGTGGTGGACCTTCTTCTTCGATAGCGTCCAGTTCTGAGTCAATATCCACCACTTCTGACAGCAATCCACGCCTCTTAACTTCTCGCAAGAAGGTGTCGCCCGATAGCAACGCCGCTTTACGCATTTCGATGAGGGAGCGAATATCATCACCAATGCGTTCGGAAAGACCAAAATCATTGTTAATATCAATCGAAAAAGTCTCAGGTAACTCGGTTTTTGTCCACTGTGTAGCCTTTTCAAACGCTTTGTGTAGTGTGTTTTCAAGTGCGCGAATCCATGCTTGTATAGATGTGTGTGTTCTACTTTCGTCAAGAACTCTTCCTGTTGCAGTCTGATTTCCTGAGCGTTGCACGATAGGTTGAAGACCAAGGACTTTCATTCTTTCTTCAAGTTTGTCTAAGTCTGCTTGCCCTGTTTCAATTGCGTTACCATTGTGTTCTACATAACTAACCTTTGCATCTGCATTCGTTGAGCGAATAAGTTGATTAGGACCAATTGTAAGACCCTCTTCCATTTCTTCTTCTGAGAATCCTGCTGCAAATAACACGCCAACCCTTGCAAACCTTAAAATGTTTCGTTGGTCAGACATGCTTTGCCAGTGAGCAAGATTTAACCAAGCCAAATCCTCCATTGGCGGTGTAGAAGTCATCGTCCCTGTTCTTGCTACATAATAAGTAACAATAGGAATACTCCCAAACGAGTGTGTGTTAGAGTCAACCAGAGAGTAATCTGATTCTTTGTTTGATTCATCTTTTCTCCAGAGTTCCCAATTGTGAGGTGTGTACACCCTAATGTAGTCTACTTCTTTGTCACCAAACTCACCGTCTGGCTCTGTTTTTTGTTCGTGTATTCTTACTTGTGTTAAAACTTCTTTACCATTGCTTGCTATTTCAGTTCTCCAACCTATCACTTGTGTAGGATTAACATGGACAAAAATAGGACGAACACCTGCTTCTTTTTCATCTGCAAGAGTTGCAGTAGGAGAGAACTGAGGAAAATCAATTAAAATGTGTGAACACCCGTAAGTAACCCCTGCCGTAAAGACATCTCTTGCGAATTGCGTAAGATTTCTTCCATTCATATCCATGTCTTGAACCCACTCTTCTGTTTGTTCGGTCTTGTCACCTAAACAAAGAACAGGTCTACTAAATGGCTTTGATACAAGTTTTTCTATTGTGTCTCGATAAGAGTTATACAAAAAAGAACGATTAAGTCTGTTTATGTATGCTTCGGCAGACTCTCGTGGTTCTTGTGCAAGCCACTTGGTTCTACCCTTTCTCATTTCTTGTGTACCACCCATAAGAGCGTGTAACAACTCCCACTTCGCAGACATTTCATCATACTCAAGACTTGTTGAGTCTACTTTATTATTTTCTTCGTTTGCCATAATGTTCTCTCTTTAATTAGTCGTTTAGTTGTACTTTTATGATGTAGTTTATCACTACGAAAGGGGGTTTATTTTCGTGGGCTTGACCTCCACCCATCTCTTGAAGATAGTTTGGTGAGCCAGTGCCAGTCCCTTCGTCATATCTCTCGGCATAAGCGGGGTCATACTCACCTGTTAATCCTTGCCTAAACATCCTCGTATTTTCGTGGTCGTTCAAGTCATTCCAAGTATCTGGGTCTGTTCCGCCTTGCTCAACACCATCAAACTCAAAGAATCTCTGCCATTGGTCAAGTAAACCAAGCCCGTCTGTACGAAAAACAAAATCTACAAGTACGCCGTGTGTGTGGCTCGGCATGTTTGGCACCGAAAGTATGACTGTTGATGCACCACCTTCAACACCTAAAGTGGTTGCCCAAGAACCCTCATCTATCAATGGTTTCCTGCCCACAGGGAACTGTTGCCTCATGTCTGGTATGTTAAAATGAGTTGAAGTAGAGCCGTATGGGTAGTCGTCATCATCTAGTAAATCGCTAAGTGTCTCGTATGAGTCTTTAAGCAACGAACTGCCATCGCATATTTTCCAACTCTCATCAGGCGGTTCAGAAGCCACCCACATAATAATAGAGCCAATGGGCATGTCTGCACTTGAACCGTCTTCCCCTGCGTCACCTTTTGATACAAACACTGAAAAACCAGAATTAGATTGTGGTTGTGGTAAACCCTCTGTACCATTAACTGTGCAAATATATGAACTGCCATCGTGTAAAACAATGTCATTCTTATTGTAAGTTACCTCTGATGACCAATCCCCACGATACTCAAAACCTGTAGTAAGTAATCTCCACTTACCTGAGTTGTCACTCTTTGGGGCTTCTCCTGTTGACGAGTCGTGTGCTGTTACGCAAACAAACGCCCGACTATTGTAATGCACTGCATCATCAATGGCGTAGGCTTCGTTATGGTCGTAGGTGTCTCGCCAATTTAATCCTGCGTCACCTGCTCTTACCAACGAGACAGTAATTAACTCTTCGTCATCAAATCTACTAACGAGTGTTGTTGCGTGGTTTTGTGTTGTTAATTCATGGACAGCACCGCCAACAGGGGTGTGCCGAGTAATCTCACAACCCGCCCATCGTGTTGGGTCGGATTTAGAAGTCAACTTCAAATACCCCATTACCCCCGATGTATTGCTACCAATCCAATTGACAAATAGTTTTTCGTTATTCCCGCCTTTTAAGTCTTCTTCATGGATGTACGCTTTCGTTGAGCCGAGGAAAGTTGAGGCATTAAAACGGGCTTCACCGACTGATGGGTCATCTGTTATTGCTGTGTCGAACTTGTAGCCACTACCAACCGTACCTGCACCTGAACTTGCTCCACCTTCTGCTAGAACCTCCCAGTAGGAACTACCGCTTAATGGTTCGTGGTCTGTTCCTGCTTGAATACAAATCCAAGATGAGCCTCCGTGGGATACTGAATCGGCTAAAATGTATGCTGTAGCAGAACTCCACGCACCTTTCCAAACTGTACCCCTGTCGCCTGTTCTGAACATACCAACAACCACTTCGTCATCATCGGTGAAGGGTGTATTGGATGAGTTCGCCACACAATCCGTAAGTGTTAGTTCTATAAACCCTAAACCAGAACTTATACTTTCAATAGTGTAAGAAAGAAACTTCTGATTGTCACCACTTGCTGCGATGGTTAAGTGGCACTTAATGGTACTTGTTGTGTCTGCGAACGAAAGAATGTATTCGCTTAGGTCGTTCCCGTCTTTGTCATTATCCGCTAACCAACATTTTGTTGCTATAGTTAAATTAACAGCATTATTAAATCGGCATGACCCGTTTGTAGAACTTCCACCCGATGTAGTGTCATCGTAGATGTATCCATCACCTAACGCACCACCATTCGGACCTGGAACAGTTGAAGCAGGACCTATATCACCCATTGAAGCGAGTTGTTCCCAGTATACAGAGCCGACATAATTTGGGACATATTGCCCTATGCTTCCTGTGTGTGCTTGAATACAAATCCAAGAACTACCTGCATAAGAAACAGCGTCATCAATTATATAGTCCACACCACCAAAAGCATTCCAAGCCCCCTGCCAGTATAGACCCTCAACCCCTTGGTCGCCCTTATTTGACATTAAGTTCCAGTTCAATGTGTCTGGTGGGTCAGCAAGGTTTACTTCTGCTTTGCATATATAAGAACTACCTAAATGGTCAACAATTTCGTTTCGGTAGTATAGAGTGTTTTCATCATAAGTACCCATGTGCGGGGTTGCTACCGATACATATTGCCAGTTTGCTGTATTCTCAAATGGGTGGGCAGGTGGGGTGGCTGCGTTTCTATCTGAGGCACTCCTCCACATCTGACCGTTATAGAGAACTGTTTCGTTAAGTTTATAACGAGAAAATGAATCGTAATCCCCCTTGTGAGCGAACGCTGTGGCTATAAGCAAGTCCCAGTTGCTATTACTATCAAAATCATCTGGGGGAGGGTTGTTTCCTGATACTGCTGTTGTGCAAATAAATGAAGAGCCTAAATACTCTACTGCGTCAAGAACGGCGTAAGAACCGAGTATGCTCCATGCCCCCCTCCAATTAACCCCTGTTGCCCCATTTGAAACCAACAAGTTCCAGTGTATTGTGTCGGTAGATGGTGTCCCTGGGGCATTTGCGCCTACATCCGCTATACAATAATAACAAGAACCACCATAATGAACTGCGTCCGATTTAAGGTAAGAATTTAAGAGACTCCACGCACCTCTCCAGTTAAGCCCAATTGGTCCTTGTATTCCTGCGTTTTGGACTATGACTTGAGGTCTTGGAGAAGTTACAGTTACCGTGGGAGTAACATCTGTAATGATAATAGAATTAGGTGCAACCACCTGAAGCGTATTACCCGCCTCAGTAACTTGAACCGTAGGTCTAGTTTCAGTTATCTCAAGAATGTTGCCCATTAAGCACCATATTCAGAAGCAGTTACGCCAGGTGAAACAGTCGCCTTGCCCTCTATTAAACGAGTTACTGCACCATCGGCAGTTACAAGTTCAAGGTCATACACATTCGTAGCGGGTGCTGTTAATGCTCCCGTGAGTGCATCACTTATGACAACCACAATTGTACCTGCCGCACCCCCCAAAGCAATACCGCTTGTATTGCCTGAACCACCCGCTGCGCTAGTCAATGTAACTAACGCAGTTTCGGATGTATATTCTTGACGAATCTCCATACGAGCATCAGTATCCGTTAAGTCTATAAGTTCGCCGTCACTGTCTTTATATGTAATTGTTAATGAAAAGGTAGCACCTTGTTCAACAACTATGTTGTATTGGTTTGCTACTACGGGCATCTTATTTCCATTCCCCCGTCATCCATCTTGTTATTACTTTTCTGAAGCCTAAACCTAATGCTGCACCAATACCGAGCCAAATAATTGCCTCACCTAAATCAAAATTTGCTAAAAAATTCATACTATGTTCTTCCTTTAACCTTGTTGTATGCCGCTTCATAACTAGGGTCACTCGCCCTCTTACTCGCAACACTTTCACGAAAAGTGGTAGGACTACTATCGTCCAAGACCTTTAAATCTAATTCTGCCTCTTGTAATTTTCTTTTAGGTATCAATAAACCTATGCCCCAGAAGAACGAACGAATAAAACCAAGAATACCGCTTCGCCACAGAAAGACAAAGATAACAACAATACCTATCACAATCGCAACAGTAGTCGTCATGTT